AGCAAAGAGTAATACAGATGTAGCAACGTATTTAGAGTGGTTCCAAGATTGGAGTGATAAGTTAGTTATCCAATGGGGCAGTAATATCCAAAAAATAAAATGAAATGTCAGTATATCAAAATTCCTGTCACTACAATATCACTCGACGATTTAAAGACATTCAACGAATCTCGAGACGACTTTGTCCATTTTCCAGATGAGTTGATTGAATCTGCAGAACAGCCACTCAATATCGAATACCTGGTATTTCACTTAAGTCCAAGTGAAGTAGAATTACTCATCTTAAAGTATCTAGGTTATAAAGCGTCAGAGATAATGCCCATCATGGGGATTTCAAAAGTCTACAGTGTTTATCAGATAGGCAATCGTCTGAAGAAAAACGCAGCAAGGCTGATAAATCTCCCATAATCGCGGTATAATTACTATATGGAAAATTCTGAGAATGCCATCATCGACAAAGAAATCTTAAAGCAAATCGGCTCTTCTTTGAAACCTTCTCCTTCGAGAAGTTTGTCGTATGACCCGACAAAGAATATGAGTTATATGATGAACAAAGGTCTTCGGAAACCTGGTCGGGTTTCTTTTGATGTATTAAGACGTGCATCATATTCAGTTCATGTTGCTAGAATTTGTATTAACGTCCTGAAGGAAAAGATTACTAAGACTAATTGGCTCATTAAACCCGTAGACCCACTGTTGCAAGTGGACGATAAAAGACGGAAAGAACTAGAAGATTTCTTTAAACATCCGAATAAGACACAAGACACGTTCAGAACACTACTGGATAAAATGCTGGAGGACCTTCTTGTGTTGGATGCAGTGTCACTAGAAAAAACTAGGTATCCCAATGGAAGGTTAGCAGAGATTTATTACGTAGACTCTGCGACTATAAGACCAGTTTATGATGAGTATGGTCAACAAGATATAATTATCCCGTTGAGAACAGAAGAAGACTTAAACGCAGAACTTCCAGTATCATTCGTTCAGGTTTTAAATAATTCACAATATGGCGGTCCTGAATCTGGAGACATTGTGGCTGCTTGGCCCAAGAAAGATTTTATGTATTTCATGATGCATCCGCAAGGAGCGATGGAGAAGTTTGGTTATGGAATGAGTCCATTGGAATCAGTAATGTCTGTAGTTGCTAACTTGCTCAATGCAGATAACTACAATGGAACTTATTTTGAAGAGGGCTCGATGCCACCAGTGATAATCCAAATGATGTCTCAGATAAACGAAAGAGATTTGCAGGCTATGAGAGAGTATATGTATTCTGAACTCCAAGGTTCGTTTCATCGTCCTGCTATAGTTGGAGGAAAAGGAGAGATGAAGTTATTAAATCTTAAAGAATTCTCCAACAAGGATATGGAGTTTCAGGATTATATGAAATTCATGGCTCGGTTAATGGCTGCAGCTTATGGATTGGCTGCTCAAGACATTGGACTCACTGATGATTTGAACCGAGCGACTTCTGAGGTTCAGAAAGATTTATCAGAAACTAAAGGATACGGCTCAATCCTTCACTTGCTCAAGGAAACATTCAATCAAGAAATCGTCTGGAAGGATTTTGGATATACAGAGTTTGAATTCGATTGGACTCAACCAGATACGATGGATGCAAAGGATGCGATGTTAATTTATGACCAAGCTTTAAAGAACGGAACAATGACATTGAATGAGATAAGAGAAAAGCTAGGCGAAACTCCTTATGGTGAATGGGCAGACATTCCAATGGTTCTCACTAGCGAGGGATTTACTAACATTGTTAAACAAGCAGAACCAAAAGAAACTACTGACCCTCATAAGCCATTCCCAGGTTCAGATAAAATTGTAGGAGGAGAAAAACCATATGAGGAGCAAGCTGAAAAGGTAGTTCAGAAATCTATTCTTACAGACGATGGCTATAAAACATTCATGGATGATAGAGGTTACAGCCAGCCATTTGTATACGTTGAAGTTTTAAAGAATAAGGGACTTTTGATTAAACCCCCAGTGGCTGTAAATCTAATGAGCCAGGACTTAGAAATTGAATTGAGCCAAGCATTAAGAAAGAAAAAACTTAATGTCCCTAACGTTTACAAACTCCTATATGTTGATGTAGTAAAGATATTCCCGTCTAACACAGTTAAAAGAGAATTTGCTAAATATGTAGAGATGGCTCCTGAATATGATTCTGAAAAATGGAGGGCAAAGTTTGGAGGTTCACGAAGATTTCCTCTTTACTTAATTGAAGATTATATCGTAGGAAGAAGTCTGAAGGATACGTTGCTTCTTGAAGATATGAGAAGAGACCCAGACAGTTACAAAGAAGCAATTAAAGATTTAGCTAACTTATGGAAAGTAGAAAGAGACATGGTTTTGGGAGATAGGAGGGCAGACCAATATCTCATTACTAACGAGAAACGTGCATGGGGAATAGATTATCAATTCAAGGACGATAAGAAGAGATGGGAAGACACTCAGTATTCTATTCACGTAGCATTAAATGCAGTTCCCACTTTAAAGAAATTATTTGAAGCATACATTGGTGGAGATAAAGAAACAGTGAAGTCAATGTTAAAGAAGGGAGCTTTGGTCCAGTCAGTCGTCCAATCTCCTCGACAATCGTTCGAATCTAATCCAGTGATGTTTGGAGAACTAATAATTAACGATGCAATTAAAGAATCTGCAAAGGTCTTATTCTCTAAACAGTCTGCTTCATTGCTTTCAGAAATGGGATTCAAGGAAGATTCATTCATGTATGATTTCAATCAGGCAATGAATCGTCTAGAAGAATTCGTGACAGGCAATCCTAAATGTTATGGTGGAGTTCTTACATTAGACGATATTCTTGGTAAAAAATACTACGTCTACGTCAAGGAGTCCACTCTTTAATGAATGGCAAACTTAGTAAAGAAACAAGGAGAAATAGGACCACTTGCTAATGAGTTTGAAGCAGTAGGATTATTGGACCCGAACGGAGTCCTTTTTGGATTCCAATTCACTAACACAGGATTACTTAAAGTCGATGCTACATTCAGTGGTTCAATCACTATTGGAGACGTTGTCATACACGACCCTATCACTGGAGTAGAAGTCAACGTCACTAGAGTTCCTCTTCTAGGTGGGCAAGGTTCGTTGTATGTTACTTCTAACGATTTGGCTACAGAGGCGACTTTAGCTTTGATTAAAGCTCAGACTGATAAGTTCTCTTTTACTGGTGGGGCTTTAAATGTTAATGCGACATTCCCGTCTTCAATAGCTGTTACTCAAAGCACGTCTCCTTGGATTGTTAATTTAATCACTGGGTTCGCATTAGAATCTGGAGGCAATCTGGCTGCTATCAAAGGACAGACAGATAAACTTACTTTTAGTGGAGCGAATCTTGAAGTTACTGCAACACAGAATACGTCTCCTTGGGTTGTTAGTTTAATTACCGGATTCGATCTTGAAGCTACACAATTACTTGTAAAGGGAGACCTCGACCAATTTAAGTTCAACGGAAATGATTTGAAGGTAGAACTATACACTGGTTCTACTGCATACGATGCTAGACAAATAAGAGCACTGACTAGTTCTGATGTTGTAGATGTTTTCGATAAAGCAGCAAGATTAGTTGGAATCGTTTATGGCAATTTAGATAAACTTCAACAGAAAGCTTCTACTCTTGAACAACTCACTTGGGACGATAATTTAGCAACTGTATTCGGAACGACATCGTTATTAAGTGCAGGAAGAGTTGTAGTTGAAGCATCTGGTAAGAGTGCAGTCGGTTTGGTTCCAGCTTTAAATCCTGTTGCTGTTGCTGGTGTAGACCAAACGTCCGGATTTAAACAATACCTTCCAATCAAAACTGTTGGTGGAATCTTTGAATTACCCGTGGACATTTCTTCTTGGCTTGGTTCTACTGCACCTACTGTAGGACAGAAAGCAATGGCGAGTAGTTTGCCAGTAGTGATTGCATCAGACCAGAGTGTAATTCCAGTATCGGGAGCTGTCCAGATTAAAGATTCAGGAGGGACGATAATCAATCCCGCAAAAGAAGACGGCAACTTACTCAACGTTAAAAACTTGCTGATTGGCGACAAGGCGATACCTTTCACTATTTATACTGAGCAAACAACTGGTCCTATCATCGCTGGAACTTGGCGAGAGTTGATAAGATATACTGTTCCCACTGGATATACTTACCAACCGTATATGTTTTCAGCAGCAGCTTATACTGGCTCATTTGACTATCTTGCAAGGGCAGCTATCAGAACTTCATTTGGGACTTTCAATATCGGAACAAAAGTATTTACTGATGGCAGTGCTTTAACTTTCCCGAATCTAGCATCGAGTATGGAGA